TTTCCTTCCTCACGTGAGCACCATCAGAATACAATCCTTGCGAGGGATCATAAACCTAAGCAATAACCCTCTCGGGCGTCTTGCCGCTCACGATCAGAGCACCAAAGGTTGCCTTTCGGGCCTCCGATGCTTTCCTGGATGTGGGGTGGATGTATGTCAAGTCGTATTACACGATTCGGCGTCTCTTCCTTCCTTTCAGAAGGCGATTTGGTTATCCTACTTCGGTACGACAGCCTAGGTGGTCTATTTCAACTCCTGTTTGCTGCCGGCCTTCAGGGCCGAGCTCAAGCTTAACTTACGGTATTCGCGGAACTTCGAGGTCTGTGACCCCGTCGCACCTCGATTCGGCGTCTCTTCCTGAAGTTACTCAGGCGATTTGGATATTCCACTTCGGTGCATCAAGGTAGGTGATCTATTTCAATCCCTGGTCCTTAAGACACCTTCGGAGCCGAGCTCAAGATACCGCATCTTAGAGAGTCCCCTCTCTAAGACCATCCACACCACAACTAGTTGACTGGGTCAACAGTTGCTCGGAACGTACTAGAGTATCGATACCACCTCTTTAACATCTTTGATTCGGAAGTTGGAGGCTTAGCCTCCGACACCCGAGTCTGAATGTTTCTAGGGAATGGTAACGCCGCAAACGCAGTCTCGATTTCTCTAAACTGCGTCCACAGGCTCTCAAGGCCTTCCCAGTCTAGGTCCACTCCCGTCGATGACGGTTGTTCGGCCTTCGGGGCAGGAACCAGTGTCGGTGGTGCGGTTGGTACCCAAAATGCCGTGGATGGCACTTCAGTGGCGTATGACCAAAGTCCGGGGTCAGACCCGGCCATACTCCACGCTCGCTCTAGAGAAGCATTATACTCCTCTAAAGTCTGCGGTCTCATCCACACTCCGTCCACCAATTTTGCGTCCGTCGGCTCCATAACCATAACCTCCGGTTGTGGTTGGCCAAGTGAGATTTCCTCTAGCTTGGTACGTAGGTCCCGAGCGGCTATGACTGAATCAAGAAAGGCCTCCCGGTATACCGTTTCATTCAAGGAATCCACAACTTCACTAGGTGTAGTTGCTTCAATCCCTGGATGTTGCGATTGCCGGTCAGCCCCTCGAGACACCACGCCATAGTGCTCACGATCTCTGTAAACCGTCCCTAACCTCTTAGCCAGAGCTATTAACTCTGAATAAGAGTCTAGGAATTCGAGCATGAGTTTTACCTCAGACTCGAAGAATAATTTACAAAGACCGTGAACCCGAGTCACCGAGGTCTTATAAAGGGAAGTTACCGATTTTAAGGGTAACCAACCTTCTAAGCCTTTGTAACCCGGCCCCCCGGGACCGTAGAACGTAACTATGTAGTTACGAAGTCGTTTCGGAAGTGAGAAGAGTCTCTTAGATGCTGAAGCTTTCGCGCGGTACCCATATCCAAGAACAGATAGCATCTGTCCAAACGATAGTGAATACTTACGCGTCAGCTCCAGAAGGCCAGCTAGCGATAGCCGACCAACCACGAATTCGGCAAATGGAACCATTGAAACGTTCGTCCCGTTAAGGAACGTTCTTTTCGCAAATTCCAATGCCTTACCCGTTGTTGATATCAGGGACTTGTGAGCCCCGATACCGACATCAAGAGATTTCATTATCCCGGCGTACTCCTTGGCTACACAGTCACGCGCTATGACCACGTCGTCTCCCAAGACGGCGTAGCCCGCGTACCATGGCTCCTTGGGAGTCAGCACACCTGCCCTGAAGGCAGACCACTGAACAATCGCATGGTGGAGAAATGCTAGCATGGCCCACGAGCTGAGCGCACCCATTGGTTGACCGGTTGCATATTGAACATAGCCAAGTTCAGAGACGGTCTGTTTAGGACCGTTTCCGAATTTAATGGTTTTTGGACAATGATACTTCCGGCCTACCATCAGGCAACCCCACAGCTCTGCCCCCCAACTTGTTAAGAAGGGAGACAGTAGTACTTTTTGAAGTACGATGGGCAGACGATCGGTGGCGGCCGACAGATCAAATGAATATAAGGAGATTGGCTTAGAGAATTTCTTCTCTTCAGCCTCCTTCCAAATAAACAGATTTCTTATCGGACGCTCCTGATCGAATGTTCCATCCTGTGGTATTCGCTCCAGTAGCCCAAAGATCGCTTTATGAAGGCGATCAAAGAGCCACTGTGTCCATGGGTCCACCATAGCAAACACCCGAACCTTACCGGCTGGTTCCGGTTTGAACCCTAGCTTCCCAAGCCAATTAGTTGCTTCAAAGGGACACGAAGGTCCCCCTGAGGATAAGGGAAGAGAATCCTCCCAAACCCACAACTCTTTGGCCCAAGAGGCTATCCGATTCAGCACCCACTGGTTTCCAGTCATCTTACACCAATTTTCTAACATTGGATAAAGAGGGCTGTGTAACCATGTGTATGCCGAAGCAAGGATCTGTGCAGGTGAAGTATTCTGAGCACCGCTCGGAACATTTCCAGCCCGCACTGATGGTCCAGACTTAGAAATCAGGAACGGTTTAGCTCGGAGTCCCTTCAAGAACTCAAGGGGGCCCTCGCCCTCTTCAGACCAAAGTGC